GACCTTCTCTACTACGGTTACGCAGCTATCGCGCCTAAGATTCCTTTTGGCGCCTGCTGGAACCAGACCTGAGATAAACCCTAGAACCCTAGACCCTGCACCTAGTCCTGCAGGGTTTAGGCCTTAAAAGTAAGGAGATACGCATATGGCAGCTACATATATCACGCTGGCAGAATTGCGTACCCTTTTAGGTATTGGCACGTTATACGCAGACGCGACAGTCGAGGAAGTGGCACAGGCCGCCGAGGATATCTGTAAAAAGTATCTTTGGTTTAATACTGCGCCTATCGCTTTTACTGAGCTAACTAATAACGTAGCCAGAATTACTACGCCCGTCCCGCACGAATTCGTTACCGGTCAATCGGTAGTAATATCAAGTGCGGGCGCGGTGTTTAACGGAACTAAAACTATTACCGGGTTTAATGTTTTTACTTTTACCTACGATAAGACTGCAGCCGACCAAGTAACCCACGCTGTAAAACCTTACGGTTTAGTTACTGGCGAATTTCACGCGCAGGATTACGCAACAGTCCCAGCAATTAGACAAGCTACAGCGACTTTAGCTAGCACTATTTGGAACGCTCGCCAGGCACCGGGCGCCAGCGTTACTACTATTGACGGATTTATCGCTAATCCTTACGCGCTCGGGAACACACTTATTGCCAAAGTCAGGGCGTTAATCGCGCCGTATCAAAATCCTTCATCAATGATCGGCTAGCAAAATGCCAGCCGCGATTACCACTCTTAGGACAGCACTAGCGACCGCTTTAACTAATAACGGCGTCTGGTCTGTCTTTAGTTATATTCCCCAAGCACCTATAGCTAATAGCGTAGTCGTCGTTAATGATGACCCTTTTATAGTCGTACAATCTGGACAAAAGACGGCAATAGCACCTGTCGCCCGGTATCGTATTTATGGTTTAGTACCTATGCTCGATAACCAGGGTAACCAAGTAAATATAGAGGATTTTATAGTAGCGATTTTTGCTAAGTTATCCGCTTCAAGTTTAGTAATGACGGTAGGAAGTTTTAGCGCCCCGGCAATACTAGAAACCCCGTCCGGTAACCTGCTTCAGACAGAAGTAGGCGTAGAAATTATATCGAGTTGGAGCTAATTATGAACACTTATAAAGTATTGATAGATAACCTAGTAGCGGGGGTAGGGCTAGGCGGCACCGTTACAGATAAAGATTTAGAAGGCTGGGACACTCCTAACCTTTTAAAAACTGGTGCTATTGCACTAATCGAAAAGCCAGCCACTAAAGAAAAGGAAGTAGATAATGTCTAGCACCGTATATTATGCACAGAATAGTTATTTTCTATTGGGTACCGTAGACCTATCTGCGGCTGTACAGTCAATTAGTTTGACCTTGAACTATGACCAGTTGGATATAAGCGCAGCTGGAGACGCCTCACACAAATACCTAAAAGGTCTAGCAGCTCATACAATTAGCGGCACCCTTTACCTCACACAGGACGCAGCCTCATCTGGCGCTACACGTGCCACGCTAGACGGTCTAAAAGGTACTTCTGCAGCTTTTGCCGTTGCACCTAATGGCTCTACAGCTTCTGCTACTAACCCTAAGTACTCTGGCTCATGTTTTGTCAATGGGTACACCCCAGTAAACGGCGCTCAAGGCGAAGTAGCTATGATCGACTTTACTTTTGATTTAACTACAGACGTAACTATTACTACCGCATAATAAAAGAAAAGAGGGCTAGAAAATGGCAAGTTTAAAAGTTACGTTCGAGACCGGGGTAGTGGAGACTTACAAAATTACCCCGGCTATCGAAGTAGAGTTCGAAGCCTATGCAAAAATGGGCATAAATAAATGTTTTAGAGAGCAGGAAAAGCAGACCGATATCTATTACTTAGTCTGGATAGCTATTAAAAATAGCGGCCAACAGGTAGCGGTTTTTGGTACTGAATTTTTAAAAACGTTAAAAGAGGTAGAGGTATTAGATAGCGACCCGCTAAATGGGTAAGTGATCGCCAGACACTTACCTATCAAATAGCGGCGTTAGCTGTAGAGACTCAAATACCTACGAGTGATTTTCTGCAAATGTCGCCGGAAATGCTGGCGGCAGTAGTACAGGTTTTAAACGACAGAGCTAGGGCGGTGAAACGTGGCGCAAGTAGAAAGCGCTAGGACGTCTCGCATGGTGGGACTAGAGCAGACTATCCGCGACCTAAAACAATTTAACCCTGCAGCTTTAAAGATTATGAATAAAGAGATATACCAGGTAATGAAAAAAATCCAGGTAGACGCTCGCCAGTTAATGCCCCAGGCTTCACCTTTAGGTAATTGGGGCAAGCCGCCTAAAGAGGGTACAGAGTGGGCGCGGATTCAATTTAACCCTAGAGCTGCACGCATGGGCGTTAAAACTAAGATCGAGCGCCAGCGACGTAAAGGCGACGTAACTACTAGAGCCTATTTAATGATTAACAACGACCCAGCCGGCGCTATTTATGAGACTGCAGGACGCAGAAACCCTAACGGGAAAACACCCCAGGGCGCGGCTTTTATCAGAGCTATCCAGGCTGACAGCAATATAACCGTACGCGGTAAACAGGGACGCGTAGTTTACAAAGCTGTAGAGGACAGGAAGGCTTACACTATGAACGAGCTAAGAGACGCCGTAGATAAGGGCGTAGCTGCACTCAATAGGAAGCTGGCTAAATAATGGCTATTAAAGTACCGGTACTTATATCGTTCGATTCTAAAGGCTCCAAACAAGCTATTAAAGGTATCGGCGGTATCGAAAAATCTTTTAAAAAAATGGGCTTAGCTCGTAAATTAACTTTAACGGCTATGGCTACTTCTATCGGAGTATTCGCTAAAAAGTCAGTAGCCGCAGCGGTAGCAGATGATAAAGCACAGAAAACACTTAACCAGACTTTAAAAAACTTAGGCCTAAGTTATGCAGCTCTACCCTTAACCGATTTTATAGACAAGCTGCAGCGCGCTACTGGCGTCTCTGAGGAATTACTGCGCCCGGCTATGCAGAAGCTCGTACGAGCTACAGGCGACGTTACTAAGGCGCAGGATTTATTAAACCTCAGCCTAGATATTTCGGCCTCTACCGGAAAATCTTTAGAGGCAACTTCTACGGCGCTCGCTAAGGGATACTTGGGGCAAAATCAAGCGCTAGGCCGTCTCGGTATTGGTTTAACTAAAGCAGAATTGCAGACTAAAAGTTTTGAGGATATATCTAAAAAACTTACTACCTTATTCGCAGGTCAGGCAGGAGTAGCAGCTAACAGCTACGCCGGACAATTAGGAAAGTTACAGGTAGCAGCTCAGGAAGCTAGCGAGACTATCGGCTTTGCTTTAATCAAATCTATAGCGCGTGTCAATGACGAAAAGGGTATAGACGGCGCAGCTGACGCTATGCAACAGCTAGCCGATAACACAGCTAACGCGATTTTAGGAGTAGCCAGGTTAGTAGATACTTTAAAAACTGTCCCCGGTGCTGGCTTACTTATGGAGTTTATTAGAAATCCTTTAATGATTCCAGGCTCATTAACTAAGGGAACTATAGGCGGAGTTAATCCTAACCAGTCAGTTTTTGGTATGTTCGGACAATTAGAAAGTAACGCTCAGGCTAAAATTCAAGCCTCAAACAGACCACGCGAAGGCTTTGCCCGTAATCAAATGGCCGGTATATCTTTTAATAAGGCTCAGGCAGACGCCGCAGAGAAAGCCAGAAAAAAAGCAATAGCAGACGCTCAAAAGTTACTAGCACTTAAAAAGCAATCAGCTGCCGCCGATAAATTAAAAGCTATTTTTGACATGGATATAATCCAATTAACCGCAGCTAAGCAGGGCAAATTATCAGCTGAGGAATTAGCCCGACTTAATGCTTTAATCGCTATTAAGACCGCTACTAAGGTAGACGATCTAACAGCCCTGAACGCTTTAGACGCAGCACAAAAGGCAGCCGCAGACGCAGAAATAGCCCGGCAAAATGAAATCCTAGCTACTCATAAGAAAAACGCCGCTGAGATTTTGGCATTAAACAAAGCTAACGCTTCGGCTTACGCAGACTTTGTTAAGAGCTTTACTTACCCTGGCGGCTTATTCTCTGGTACACCTTTAGCCCCCACAGCTGGCAACGCTACTAACGCGGTACCTACCCCTACGCTAGCGCCTCCTATGCCTAACTTTCAAAATACTATAGATAGCGAAATGGCTATAGATCGTCCATTTATGCCAGGCGACCCAGGCTATACCGGCACAGCCGGGCAAGTAGCCCCTAGCGTTACCGTAAACCTTCAAGGCGGTATAAATATCGGGTCTACTTACGAGTTTTATCAGTCAGTCCAGGCCGCAGTCCAAGCAGCTAATACAGCTGGGAATAGCCTCAGTAGAGCCGGTAGCTAGTGAGCGCCCCTACCCTTAACGTAATTATTAACTTTAGCTCTGGCGCTTCTTTTGGCCAGGCTATGATTATTGGCTCAGGCATTATTGGCGTTAATATCTTGGCAGACGCAGCTACAGTTACGGCAGACGTCTCGGATACAGTCCAGGCAGTTAATATAAATAGAGGCCGTAACGCTAACGCAGACCAATTTCAAGCCGGTACCTGCTCGGTCAGAATTGCAGACGTGGACGGAAATTTTAACCCCGCTAACACAGCCTCAATTTTTTATCCTAACGTAATACCTAACCGTAAAATTATAGTTAGCGCTAGCGACACTAATAGCGGTATATCATATAATTTATTTAGCGGCTATATCGTCTCCTATGACTACGTACAGGCGAGCCTAGTAGGAGAGGTCTCCTATACGACTTTAAACTGCGTAGACGGCTTTAGAGTGCTTAATATGGCTAACGTCTCGACTGTCAGCGGTGCGCCAGCCGGACAACTTAGCGGCGCCCGGACGTCCGCTTTGTTGGACGCTGTAGGCTGGCCTGCTTCTATGAGAGATATAGACGCAGGACAGACCACGTTACAGGCAGACCCCGGCACTACTAGGCAAGCGCTCGCAGCTCTGCAGACTGTAGAAATTAGCGAGTACGGCGCCTTTTATATGGACGCTAGCGGTAACGCAGTATTTCAGGATAGGGCTTTAACTAGCTCTAGTATCGGCTCGACCCCTACCGTATTCGCAGACGACGGTACCGGCATAGATTACGGCTCCGCTAAATGGGTACTAGATGATTCGCTGGTTTATAATGACGCTTCAATTACTGCTACAGGTTTAGCAGCTCAAACGGCTAGCGACGCGACTTCTATAGCTACGTTCTTTACTCACAGCTATAAGAAAACTGATCTACTTATGCAGACTACTGCAGTAGCTAAAAACTACGCTTTAGCCTATGTAGCCAGTCGTAAAGATACTTCGATTAGGTGCGACTCTGTAACCTTAAAAGATTTAAATACACCCGGATACACTACGGGAGTAGCTGCGGCTTTAGGCTTAGATTACTTTGACACGATTACGGTTAAGTCTACTCAGCCAGCGGCTACCGGTACTTCGACACTTAATAAGACCCTGCAGATATTTGGGGTATCTCACGCTATAACGGTATCGACGTGGAGAACTTCATTTTTGACCCTAGAACCTATCCTGGATAGTTTTATATTTTCGAACGCAGATTACGGACAAATTGGGATAAATGTACTATCCTATTGACAATAGAGAGAAGGTAAAGTAATGGCCTCAGGATTTCCGACAGTTACGGGAACAGTTTTTACGGCTGATATGTATAACGGCCTAGTGGCCTTTACGGTTACTACTGAGTCAGGGGCTACCTATACGGTAGATAACGACGATTTGTATCAGGTAATGATTCAGACAAGTAACGCAGGAACTAAGACCGTAACTATTGCACCCGATAGCACTTTAACCGCTGCTCTAGTCGGGTCAGTTATTACTATAATCAATACTGGCGCAGGCCTTTTAACAATGGCAGCCGGTGCCGGAGTTACTTTGACTTCTGCAGGAGCGACAAGTGCCAGCCCAACTTTAGCCACGCACAAAGTTTTACAATGCGTTCGTGTCGCAGCAAATACCTGGCGTTGTTATGGATCGATCGCATAATGATCGGCGCAATAGCAGCCGGTGCGATAGCAACCGGATTACCGCCTTTAAGTTCTGTTGAGTATTTAGTTATTGCCGGTGGTGGTGGCTCAGGCGTAAACGCAGGAGGCGGCGGCGGTGCAGGTGGTTACCGCGAATCTGCAAGTTTTGCAATAAGTACCGGTACGCCTTACGCAATTAGTATCGGTGCAGGCGGCGCGGGCGGTACTGCTACACCTGAGCTAATTGGCACGCAAGGCAGCTCGTCCATTTTTAGCTCGATTACGTCTGCAGGGGGAGGCGGTGGAGGTATTGCCAATCCAAACGTACCAGGCAACAATAACGGCGGCTCTGGAGGCTCTGGAGGAGGCGCAAGTTCTTATAATACTTTAGCCGGTACAGGTGGCACAGCTTCACCTTCAGGTCAAGGATACGCAGGTGGAAACGCGACAGCCTCAGGAGGTGCATTTACCTCAGCTGGAGGCGGCGGTGCGGGTGGAGTAGCTGCTAACTCGACTACCTCATCAGGTGGCACCGTTGGCGGTATTGGTACTAGTAGTTCAATTAACGGGACAGCTACTACTCGCGCTTCTGGCGGTTCTGGATATTATCAAGCTTCTAAATCAACCGGCGGCGGTGGCGCACAATTAGAAAACGGTACGGCTAACACCGGCGGCGGTGCGGGTGGAAAATCTACTAGCCCAGGTACTAGCGGAGGTTCGGGTATTGTAATTATTGCTTACCCAAATACTTATGCAGCTGCTACTTTGACCAACCTCACTTACACCGAGCCAACGCGCTCAGGCTATCGGGTGTATCAGATCACAGCTAGCAGCGCAGGAACGATTACCTTCTAATGGCTCACCATGCAAAAATAGAAAACGGAATAGTTACTCAGGTTATAGTTACCTGCGATTCAGACGAGGAAACTTTTTCAGCTCGCATGCTGGCCGAAACCGGCGAACAATGGGTAAGGACAAGCTATAACGGGCGGATTAGATATAATTACGCAGGTATTGGTTTTACCTATGACCCAGAGGCGGACGCTTTTATTGCCCCTAGACCTATTTGTGGACACTCAGAAGTTCAATTAAATACAGAGACCTACCGCTGGAGCTGCGATAATGCCGACCACCTTAAAGTCCTCTAACGGCTGGCCTGCTAGTAAAGACCCGGCTGTAATTGGCGTTAAATCTTATCCGGTACCTGGTACTGGTATTAAAATACGAGTGGCTGAAAAGGTGGCGCCGTTATTGGTAAATCTTTGTGCAGATTTTCATAAGCTAGTGGAACCAATTAACGAGGGAAGCCTGGACGATTGGGGCTACGCTTTTAGACCTATTAGGGGACAAACCGAAACGCTAAGTAATCACAGCTCGGCGACTGCGGTAGACCTTAATTCAAACGATCACCCTCTAGGTAAGCGTGAGACTTTTACAATGGAACAGGAAACAATAGTTAGGCAGATCGCCGTTAAATATGGCTGCCGCTGGGGTGGGGACTACAAAAATAGAGCTGACGAAATGCACTTTGAGATTAACCTGACCCCTAAACAGGTTAAAGAGCGTATAACAGCGCTCGGATTGGATACGGCAAAATGAAGGCACAATGTACAGCTATGGCAGGGACTTATATACGTGGGCTGCTTTTATTACTAATAACGCTTATGGCCTCAGTAGGTAAAACCCCGCTAGAGTTTAATGCTGCAGATTGGCACTTAATTGCTAACGGCCTCTGGGCTTCTGGGCTACCCGTCCTAATGAGAGCGCTCAACCCTAAAGACGCTAACTACGGAATATCAAAAAAATAATAGACACGCGTTAGGCGCTAGCTTCTATCCGTCCGAAGCCTGTGCCATACTAAAGGGGCTGGGAGATAACTTCTCAGCCCTGGACTAGGGAGAAAAATGAAAAGTAAAATAGTTTTACAAATGGACGTAAAAGATTTTGAGGCTTTAAGTAATACCTATATGGCTTTTAATAAGAGCTGGGACAAACAAATTAAAGCAGGCCGATTTACAGGCTTACAAAAGACGTCGGATTACAGCGTAATTTATTGGTTCGATAGCGCTCTGGCTTTAATAATTGCCAAGTCATATTTAACTGCTATAGATTTTTCGTTTAGAGATTTATACGACACATACCTAGACGAGTACTGCATTATTACTAACTTCGAGGTACGCGAGGGGTTAGCCAATGCTTCCTAATCTAGCTTTTATATTTATGTGTTTAATCTACTCAGCTTTAACCTTTTTAGCTGCTGTCCTAGCCTGGTCGAGAGGCTTTAACGCTGGACGTTCAGAAGGATACGAACGGGGCAGAGCTGTAGCCCGTCATATATCTAACGGCGTAGTTAGTAGCCTCAATGATTACTAAATCAGAACCGGCGATATGGTGCGATTACTGTAAATTAAAGTGGGGTAAGAACTCGGGCGGCTGGCACCCTAAAGCCATGACCGCAGCTAGTGTTACCGTACACAGCACTAACCCTAAATCAAACACAAAGAGGCGCCATTACTGTAATGAGTGCGCTTTAGAGGTTACTACTTTTCCGGGATACCGCTGGGGCTTAGATAGTCAGATAGCCAGCGTAGAAATGACTCAATTAGAGATAGGGGCATAATGTTTAATTTAGACGATTACGAGCCAGTAGATGTTAGAACCGCTAGGTTCTGGGAGAAATACCCAGAGGGCAAAATAGAGACTGACCTAGTATTTAATGACGGTAAGACGGTTATATTTAAATGCAGCGTTTACCGTAACGACGGGACTTTAATCGCTACAGGATACGCAGATGAGACTATTAGCGATTCAGGCGTAAATAAAAATTTTCATATTCCTAATGCAGAAACGAGTTCGATTGGACGCGCTTTAGCAGCTGCAGGCTTTCAGGCTAAAATAGGTAAGAAAATGAGCCGAGAGGAAGCGACTAAAGTAAACCGAGTAGCAGCTAGTGAACCGGTACCTAATGATGTCTGGACAATTAGCGACGCGATAGGCGCGGTAACCGAGACAATAGGGGCAGTAGTTACAGAGACCCGGCCTAGATGTAAACACGGCGAGCGTACCTATTTAAGCGGTACCAGCCCTAAAACTAATAAAGCCTATAAGGGTTATATGTGTCCTGAGAAGGTCAAAGCGCAACAATGCGACCCTGTTTGGATTAACTAATGGCAGGTATGGAGATTATCTACCCTGGCAATATGTCGCTAAAGGTAGATCGAGAAGGTAATGCTGTAATAGATGAAACCGAAACCTGCGACGCTTGCAATAAAGTAACTTCTAAAGCTGGCGGGGTTATGGCTTTAGAGATGATGATATGGGTATGCGCTGACTGTCGGCCTAGATGAGCGTCCAGATATGGTTAAATGAAATCGAAATGGATTACGCGCTTTTAAGTGCTACCGCGCGTATGGAAAACAGTAAAGGCTATAGCTACGACAATGGGCATATACCGCCTAATGAGTTACTAAGGCTATGCGCTTTAGGTGCAGCTGCAGAATTAGCAGCGGCTAAATGGCTTAATGTGCCTAACTTTAGATTGACTATAGACACTTATAAAAATGAGCCGGATATCTGGCCTAACTGGGAAGTAAAACACACAGAGTACGCAGGCGGTCATCTGATTATATTAGAGAGCGACAGAGATAGCGATAGAGCAGTCCTAGTTACAGGTACTAACCCGTTTACGATAAGGGGCTGGCTGCCGGTTGAGTACTGTAAAGACGATCTATATTTAAAAGCTACACGCCAGACAGAGGTTAGTTATTGGGTGCCGCAAAATGAGTTAGTTAAGGTCGGTTAAATGTCCCAGGCTCGTAAGCATAGGGGCTACAGATCACAGAAAATCGTAGCCGAATACTTAGCAGCTAATGGCTTCCCCTATGCCGAGAGTACCGGGGCAGGGCGCCAGGGTAGCGATATAACCGGCACAGTCGGTATCGACTGGGAAATAAAAGCCCGAGCAGGATTTAGCCCTGGTGAGACTATGAGACAGTTAAAAGATCGAGCCAATGACTTAGACCTAAGAGTTGCAGTACTTCGCTTGAACGGGCAGGGAGAGGCCTCAATAGGGGACTGGGTAGCGTTACTATCCTTAGAACAATTAGTAGAACTAATCAGACAGGCGGGCTATGGTAATGACCGAGCAGTCAATAGATAGGTGTAGGGGTTGCGGTGCGTGGATATGGGCGACACGCGCACGCTGTAGTAATTGCTGGACTTATGTCAGCCCGGGGTATTAGAGTGGGGGGGGTAAGGGGGGGGCTCGTAGTTATCCTCTCTCTACTCCTAGCCAATAGCTCTGATTATGGTAGTTATAGTAAGTCCTTAGATAATTGGAAAACTCATTTAAAACAAGTAGTTAAACCCAAAGAGCTACAGTCATGTCTAGAAATAATAAGGTTAGAAAGTAACGGCAACTACAGAGCTAAGAACGGTAGCCATTACGGATTAGTACAGGGTAGAAGCGAATACCTAAAGACTGCAACAGCGGTACAGCAGATAGATTGGTTTGTCAAGTACCTCGATCATAAGTATCAAGGTAGCTGTATAGTGGCATTAAGACAC